TATGGATCATATAGGTAGAACTGGATTCTACAGTAATGCCACAGGTCCTGGTGTTGATGCTTGGAAACAAAATATCGCCGGACAAGATGAAGATCTTAAATGGCTGCTATAAAAGGAAGTGCGATGAACGATAAATCATTTTTTGGTAGACTAAGAACATTATTCTCTACCTCAACAATCATCCAAAGGGCTGATAAAGGTCTCAAGGTTGTAGACGTCAATAAAATACAGGCAGGTTCAGACTTAGCTTCAAATAGACTGGTAGATAGGTTCAACAGATTATACCAGGCTCAGCGTGGTGAAGGTCGTGGGATTCATACGAATTATCATGCAATCCGCTTACAGCTATTTACAGATTACGAGTTAATGGATGAGGATTCAATCATATCATCAGCTCTAGACATCTATGCAGACGAGTCAACGTTGAAAAATGAGTTTGGTAATGTTTTAGAAATCACAAGTACAAACTCAGAAGTTGAAAAAATTCTAAACAACCTTTTTTATGATGTATTAAATATTGAATTTAATTTGTGGCCATGGATTAGAAATATGTGCAAGTACGGGGACTTCTACCTTAAGCTAGATATTACTGAAAAATTTGGTGTTACCGGAGTACATCCAATATCCACATATGAAATGGTTCGTATAGATGGCGAAGATCCAGCAGAGCCAGAACTAGTCAAGTTTGTCCATGATCCAACTATGGCGGGTGCTGCTCAATATGGTGGTAGTGTTAGAAAAGATCAAGATGAATATGATAATTATGAAATAGCCCACTTCCGATTATTGAGTGATGCTAATTTTATACCATACGGTAAGTCAATGATTGAAGGAGCTCGCAAGAACTGGAAGCAATTAACTCTTATGGAGGATGCCATGATGATCCATAGAATTATGAGAGCTCCTGAAAAAAGAGTCTTTAAAATCGACATTGGAAACATACCTCCTGCTGAAGTTGATACGTATATGAAAAAAATTATTGATAGTATGAAGAAAACCCCTTTTGTAGATCCTGCAACCGGGCAATATAATTTAGAATTCAACATGCAAAATATGATGGAGGATTTCTTCCTTCCTGTCCGTGGTGGTCAATCTGGAACCGAAATAGATTCCCTATCTGGTATGGACTTCGGTGGTATAGATGATATTGAATACTTAAGAAATCGTATGTTCGCTGCTTTGAAAATACCAAAAGCATTTTTAGGCTATGATGAGAATCTAGGTGAAAAAGCTACATTAGCAGCAGAGGATGTTAGATTTGCTAGAACTATCGAAAGACTCCAAAAGATATTCGTTTCAGAATTAACTAAAATAGCTATAGTCCACTTATACTCTCAGGGATATGAAGATGCTGATCTAGTTGACTTTAAATTGTCGCTATCTAATCCATCAACAATTGCTGAGCAGGAAAAAATGGAACTATGGTCTTCAAAGGTAGATCTAGCAGATTCTATGAAAGGTAATAAAATGCTTTCCGAAGCTTGGATCTATGAAAATGTATTTGGATTAAACCCTGAAGATGTTAAAGCAGAACGTGATAATGTAATTGAAGATGCTAAACAAGAATTTAGGAAGTCCCAGATAGAGATGGAAGGTAACGACCCAGCACAATCTGCAGAAACTCTAGGAACCCCTCATGCATTAGCAGCTCTTGCTATGGAAGAACCTGAAGGTGAAGGTGGACAACCTCCCGAAGGTGAACAGCCTGATAAGCCTGGAGATGATTCTCCCCCTGAGATTTCCCAAGCGATGCAGGGAGAAGCAAAATCTTCAGCTGAATATGGATCTAAGGGTGGTAGACCAAAAAAATCACCAAAGTATGGGAAATCTCAGAAGTCCGCTAGAGGTCGTGACCCTCTAGGAAAGGAAACTAGATCTGTCAATAGAGAAAACTTCATAAAGTCATTAGATAAACAAAACCTAGGTCGTTCAAAAGGCCAAGATCTACTTAATGAAAATAATATAATGGATGATAACTCTTTATAGAATATATAGATATTTATTAGTGATGCATCGAGACCCATCGTGGAAACAATATGAGCAAAGTAAAACATTCGAAATTTAAAAACACTGGAGTATTATTTGAGTTACTGGTAAGACAGATAACAAATGATGCGATTAATGCTGTGGATGACTCTCCAGCGGTAAATATAGTGAGAAAGTTCTTCAGCGGAGCTTCTATGCTCAAAAAAGAATTAAACTTCTACCAGATGCTTAAGACTGAGGCCATGGCTTCTGAAGCAAAAGCAAATAAGTTTGTAGATATTGTGCTTATAGAACATAAAAACCTGAGCCATCCAAAGCTTAAGTCTGAAAAATACAATCTAATAAAGGAAATTAAAAACACCTACGATCTAGATTTATTTTTCTCTACCAAAATATCTGACTATAAAGTTAATGCCTCTATATACAGCCTATTTGAAATGAACACTATGAAGTCAAAGTCTCCTATAAAAACTATGAATTCTAGAAATACTTTGGTTGAACATATTTACAAGCCTAAATTAAAAACCCTTAAGTCTGATAAGCTATTAGAAGCTTATAAGGCGGAATCAGAAGATGTGCGTCTGTTAACATATAACATTCTTTTAGAAAAGTTTAATTCTAAGTATAATGGATTAAATAAAGGCCAAAAGGCATTGTTAAAAAATTATATTAATAATGTTTCTAATACTGGAAAGCTTAAAGAACATGTTCAATTAGCTACTTCAAAGATTACAAAATCCCTAAGAGCTAACTTATCAAAGGTGGATGATAAAGTCATCAAGGTAAAGCTACAAGAAGTCATAGTTCAGTTACTAGCTATTAATGAATCAAAAACCATTAAAGATGTCCAGGTGCTATCTATAATGAGAGCCCATGCATTAGCCCAGGAGTTACATCGTGTCGTTAAATAGCCAATTAGAGGAATTAATTAAGGACCTTATGGACGAAACCAATTCTACTGGAGGTGGAGAAGCTTATGATACTCCTAATGCATTCGGCGAGCTTGACGATGAAGATATTGAAAAAAATGGCTATAAAAAAGTAGAAGAGTCTACATTCATAAAGGCTTCGAAGATTATGCTAGGGGAAACTAGCTATAGAGCATATAAGAATGATGAGTCAGCTACTCCCAAGCAAAAGGTAAATAGAGCTATTCGAGAAATTGGAGGAAAGCTTAAAGAAATTGATAAGATTCTTGCTAACAATATAAAGCTTAAGACCGAAACAGGTGTTGATAGGAATAAGTATTGGAAAAGTACTAGAAAGACTATACATAAGATAGCAGAAAGAATGTCTAGTATTTCGGAAAAACTAAGGAGATTCTAATGCCAACCAAAAAAACCAAATCAAAAGTCATTACTGAAAATTTAACCCCTGATGACATTTCAATAATAAGAGCGGTAATCAGAAAAGAAGTTGCAAAAATCTTTTTTGATCTATATCGTAAAAAGTCAACTTGGAGTAACTAATGGCTAAACAATTACTAGTTGATTATAACATATTTAAGATTTCCCCGCAAATGATAAATGAGTCCGAAGCCAAAAATGGTGGACGAGTGATTGTGAAGGGAATCCTTCAAAGAGCAGGCTCTGAAAATCAAAATGGTAGGGTCTACCCTCGACCAATACTTGAACGAGAAGCTAAAAAGTATGACGAGACCTTTATAACACAGAATAGAGCCCTTGGTGAATTGGACCACCCGGACTCATCAGTAGTAAACCTGGCTAACGTATCACACAACATCAAAAAAATCTGGTGGAAGAATGATGATCTAATGGGTGAAGTAGAAGTACTTGGTACACCTTCTGGAAACATTCTAAAAGAGCTACTAAAAGCTGGTATCTTATTAGGCATTAGCTCAAGAGGCCTAGGTTCTGTAAAAGAATCAGCTGGTGGCGTGGAAGTTCAAGATGACTTTGAATTAGTCTGCTGGGACTTTGTAAGCAACCCATCTACCCATGGTGCATTTATGACACCTGCAGTTAATGAGTCTATAAATAATAAACTAATAACCCTAAATAAATATGATAGGGTCAACACTATAATAAATGAAGTGCTATGTGAC